TATCTCAATCGAACGCATGGACGATGGCGTTGTTGATTCTACTATCAAAGTGCCTATTACCGTATCAGACAAGGCAAAGTGGTATCATGCTATCCGTCAAGAGCTAACAGAAAAACCACCGAATGTCTCTCGTCTTTTACCCCGTATGGGCGTTGACTTTACCGGTATGAGATACGACTCGCAACGCGCGGGTGTAGCAACAACAAAACACGTATATGATGTTCCTGTTCTAGACTCATCATCGTCTTCTACAGCAAACCGATACACAGAACGTAAGCGATCATACCGTCGTGTATCATACATCTATGACTTTGAGCTATCCATCGCAACAAAGACGATGAACGACTCGCTGCAAATCCTTGAACAGATTCTACCATACTTCAAACCTGACGTATCGGTTACAATCAATGACATGGATGATCTGAATATCGACACCGATATCTCAGTAACACTCAAGGATGTGAGCAAAGAATCGAACAGACTCGATGGGTTTGATTCTCTTGGCTTGATTACATGGACACTAAACTTTGAGTTGAAGGGTTACATCTACTCATCAGTCAGCGATACCGGTGTTATCCTTGATACTCTCATCAACCTATACGATAAGATGCCTGAAGACAATCCGAACAAGGTTGCAGACATCAGATCAGAAACAGTTGCGGGCGTTGAGTATGACGCAGACGATCCGACAACATACAACACGACGATCACCGAGTATGACTATTACTCGTCTTCGTCTAGCAGCGGATAATCATCATGGGCGAAAATAGTAAATATCATGATCCTCTTAGTGACGCACTAGGCGTTGACAATAAAATCGTAGTACCAGAAGAGAAAACAGCGGTAGTGAAACGAAAGACTCTACCAGAACCACAACTCTTCAATGATGCTCCGGTTGATAACAACAACACATCAGAAGAAATCACGATTGTCCCTGAAGAAGAATCAATTCGTGATGCCAAGAAAGACTATGCAATGGTCCGTGGTCGGCTACATCAACTAGCCGAGACTGGACAGGAAGCTCTTGAAGGCATCCTACAAGTGGCACAAGAATCCGAACATCCAAGAGCATATGAAGTTGTGGCACAGCTAATCAAAACGCTTGCAGACAACTCCAAGCAGCTAATGGAACTGCATCACGACACGCAAGACCTTGAAGATAAGAAGAATGCAAAGCGTGACAAGGGCAAGAAAACAGAAGAAGCATCTACAGAAAACTCTTCCAATGTCACCAACAACTCTATCTTCGTAGGGTCAACTGCTGAATTGCAGAAGATGCTTGAAGAAATGGGTGGTGGTAAAAAATGACAGACACATCTAGCTATATGGGTAACCCGCTTCTAAAACCAGCGGGCGAGCAGCATGACTGGACAAAAGAAGAAGTTGCTGAGTACCTAAAGTGCAAGAACGATCCAGTCTACTTTGCTGAAACATTCTGTAAGATCGTCCACGTTGACCACGGGCTTGTTTCATACAAACCATACGACTATCAGAAAGAATTAATTTCAAAACTACACGACAATCGATTTGTAGTAGCTATGCAATCTCGTCAGACTGGTAAATCTACAACGGTTGCCGCATACATCCTACACTACATCCTGTTCAACCAGAGCAAGACGGTTGGTATCCTAGCAAACAAGAAAGACACTGCGGTAGAAATCCTGTCGCGTGTCCAGCTTGCATATCAGCACCTACCGAAGTTTATGCAACAAGGGGCAGTCAACTGGAACAAAGGTTCGTTTGAGCTAGAAAACGGATCGAGAGTACTAGCAGCTTCTACAAGCTCAAGCTCAATTCGTGGTTATTCATTCTCATACGTATTCATTGATGAAGTCGCGTTTATTCCCCCTAATGTGTGGGATGAATTCTACAAGTCAACCTATCCTACTATTTCATCCGGTAAAGAAACCAAACTAACACTGATTTCTACACCGAACGGTATGAACCACTTCCACAAGATTTGGACAGATGCTGAAGCAGGAAGATCGGCATTCGTTACCCACAAAGTATCATGGGAACAGGTTCCCGGTCGTGATGAAAAGTGGAGAGAAGAAACAATTGCCAATACATCCGAGCAGGATTTTGCACAGGAACATGCTCTATCATTCCTTGGTTCAGCAAACACACTGATTGCAACATGGAAACTCAAACAAATGGGTCATATCGTTCCTATCTTTGAGCGTGATGGTGTACAGGTATTCCACAAACCCAAACAAAATGGTGTATATGTAGGGGTATGTGATGTTGCTGAAGGTGTTGGGGGCGACTTTTCTACTATGACAATCTTTGACATCACGGGAGATGAAGGATATCGCATCGCCGCTATCTACAGAAACAATAAAATCTCCACACTACTATTTCCCGATGTCATATTCAAGCTAGCAACCGAGTACAACGAAGCATATATACTAATTGAAACCAACTCGATTGGTAAACAGGTAGCCGATGTGCTTCATGGCGAGTTTGAGTATGAGAATATATTACTATCCACATCCGGTGGTCGAAAAGGACAAACCATCTCATCCGGTTTTGGTGGTCAGGGCGGCAAACTTGGTGTAAAGACCACTTCACCACTTCGTCGGATCGGTTGCTCGACACTCAAAACACTAATCGAAGAGAATAAATTAATCGTAGAATCGCACGATATCATATCAGAACTTACAACTTTTGTGTTCTATAAAGGTAAGTATCAGGCAGAAGTTGGACACCACGACGATTTGACTATGACACTTGTATTGTTTGGTTGGCTGACCCAACAACCATACTTCAGAGAATTGCTTGATATCAACATCCGCGAAGAGCTATACGCAGACAAGATCAAGGCAATCGAAGCCGATCTTGTTCCGTTCGGATTCATTGATGACGGACGAGACTTGGATGATGATATGCCCGGTGGATGGGAACGCATATAATGAATTCTTGCCGCATAGATAATACTAAATAAGCATAGAATTCAAACTTCACATAAATGGAGAAATAACAAATGGTATTTAGTCTCTCACCCGCAGTTACCGTAACTGAGAAGGATTTGTCAACAATCGTTCCAGCGGTATCTTCTACCCCCGCCGCATATGTCGGTCCTTTTGTATGGGGACCGGTAGATGAAGTCACTCTCATCTCTAGCGAAAACGAGCTTGTCAGCAAGTTCGGTGAACCTGACAGCGACACCGCACAATCGTTCTTCTCTGCCGCATCATTCCTTGCATACGGCGGTAACCTACAGGTTGTTCGTGTTGTCGATCAGTCGGCATCAAACGCATACGCTGAAGCAACCGCACTCACATCATCGTCATCTGCTGGCGAAGCACTTGGTCTACAGATCAAGAACGCTGACCACTATGACACTGTTAAGTCAGCATACGCAGACGCGAAGTTTGCTGCTAAGTATCCCGGCGAGCTTGGCAACTCACTCGCAATCGCTATCATTGACGCATCAGCATCAGGTGTAGATGTTGGTAACGCAACCAGCATCGAAGACGAGTTTGATGCTCTTCCAGCAACATCAACCTACGCAACTGGTCTTGGTGCAGCAGGCATCAATGATGAAATTCACATCGCAGTCATCGATGAAGATGGTGCATGGACTGGTACTCAGGGTACTATCCTTGAGAAGTTTGCTTTCGTTTCCAAGGCAATCGATGCTAAGAAGGCAGACGGTTCATCGAACTACTATGTTGACGTAATCAACAACCAGTCACAATACATCTGGTGGTTGGGTCACCCCGGTTGGGGTGGTGACGGTGTATCCTCATCATCTGCTGGCGATGCTGGTGTTGATTGGGGTCTAACCGTAGCAGCAATCCGTGACGCTGGCAACACATTCGCTGTTCTTGATGGTGGCGAGTATGGTGCATCAATGTCCGGTGGTACTAACGACAATGTTGTTCAGGCAGACGATCTAAACAATGGTTGGGAATTGTTTGCAGATTCGCAGACAACCGACATCTCATTGTGCATCACCGGTCCTGCGCCTACCGCAACTGCATCATATGTTATCGATAATATCGCAGAAGTTCGTAAGGATTGTGTAGCCTTCATCTCCCCGCTACAATCAGATGTTGTTGACAATGTTGGCGATGCTTCCGCTCAGCTAACCGCAGTTCAAGCATTCGCAGACACCGACCTAAACAAGTCATCGTCATACGCAATTCTTGACTCTGGTTGGAAGTACACATATGACCGCTACAACGATACTTTCCGATGGGTTCCGCTCAACGGTGACATCGCTGGTCTTTGTGCAAGAACCGACTTCGATAAAGACCCTTGGTTCTCACCAGCAGGTTACAACCGTGGTCAACTGAAGAACGTTACCAAACTGGCATACAACCCAAACAAGGCAGCACGTGACGAGCTTTACAAGCGTGGTGTAAACCCTGTTGTTCAGCAACCGGGTCAAGGCACTGTTCTTCTTGGT